AGATAATATGCTTATTCCGGACGCAAAAGATAAATAAATGTAAATAGCCTTAAGGAGAACAGATTATGGCAACAACAGTATATATTGATGGTGCTGCAGCACCATTAAGTGCAGGTCAAACTACACAAGTAGGCGGTACCCAAGGACCCAATGCTACTCATAATTCCACTGGTGCAGCTGGTGAGTTTATTGGTGCAAATTTTAATTATATTAATATTACAGCACCAGCTAGTTTAGATACTAAACGAGGAGTAGATGCTAATGGTGAACTATCTACATTACCGCAAATTGTTCAAATTGTGCAACAACGAGCTACTACTGTAGTGGTAAATCAATCAGGAGCAAATGTTTATATAATTGTAGAAGGACCGCATGGTTGGGGTAAAACTACAAATGATCTATTAAATATGATTAAATATACAGATAGTGAAACAGGTGGAACAACCGCAAGAGTTGTTGATAGTGTTAATTTATCAACTACAACTTTAACAATTACTGATGCTTTAGCATTAGCTTAATATTTTTTTGTTTAAGGAGGCAAATTTAAATGCCTCCTTTTTTTTGACCAAAATTTATCTGGAATAAAAAATGGCGGTGACCAAACAGATTTCAACAGAATACCAAAGTCTAGAAACTCATGTAGATCTTTGTCAGCAAAGGTATCAACAATTGGAAGAACGAATGGAACGCAATCACCAAGAGTTAAAAGACAGTTTTCGAGAAATCACAGAGTCACTTAAACAAACAAATAAAAATTTAGAACTCACAAACGAAAAAATAAGTTTAGAAATAGCTAGTATTAGAGATCAAGTAGCTAAACAAAACGACAATCAAATTAAAATTTTAATAAGTCTACTAGTAACAATAATTGCAAGTATTGTGGCTGGAGTGTTTGCATTATTATAAATAATAATATATAATAAGGGCAAGCATGGATTTATTTGATATTCCTACGCCTGTTGTTGAAACCAAGTTAGTATGGGCTAGAACAGGAAAAAACAAATTAGTAAGAAAATTTAGATGCGTTGCTGGTAAAAGAGCAGGCAGAGTTGTTGGCGATCCGTCTCAATGCCATTTACCTATAGACGTTTTAAAAAAATTTAAACTAAAACAAACTAAGGCTAAATTAGGAAGCAGAATGCTTAAAAAGTCTCTTAAAACCAAAAAGTATAATCCAATCAGTAAACTAGTTCAAAGGCTTAACAAATGAAAATAGATGAAATACGATTACCCAATCGTCCTGCAACTACTGCACAACCTGGTGGATATCAGGGCAGTCAATTAAACAGCAGAGTTAAACCTCCACAACCAACTACTGATCCTGAAGTTCAAGAACCATATAAAATAGCAGGTAATAGAAAACAACAAGATAATCCAGGAACATATAGTAATAGTACAATAAAAAGTGTTCCTAGTATGCCTAAAAGTGCTATTAAAAAGAATGTAGTTGTAACAGATCCTGAAACAGGTGAAGAAATAGGTGTAGAAAATGATGTTGTAGCAAATCAGATGATGCGTAGAGCAAAGAGGTTTTCAAAAATAGCATGAAATACATTAGACAAGAAAACGGAATTTTTACTTTTGTTAATAATAGAGAGGTTATTGTTCTAGAAAAATTGGAACGAGGTGAAAAGCTTAATGAGCGTGAAAGAGAAATTAAACGTAATTTAATTAAAAGAGGTGTATTAAATGGTAACTGAACAAGAAAAACAAGCAATGTTAAAAGCTATGAATGCTATGAATAATTCAGAATTACCTGTTACAAATTCATATTCTAAAGAAAAACTCACAAAAACTCATGCAAATCCAGATGTAGATGCTATGCTTAAGATTTTAGAAAATTTTCATTCAGCTACAGATTTAGCTACAAATAAAATATTGTCAGAAGATAATATAAAAGATACTATCCATAAAAAACAAGATAGTATAACAGTAAAAGGTTTGTATGAAATAAAAATAGAAAAAGAATTTTGGAATAAAAAGAAAAACAAAAATTATTACAGTATTTTCAATCATACAGGGGATTGTGTTTTTGAAAATGTGGCATTATTCGAAAGTGCAATGTTTATAATAAAAAATTTAATTAAAGAACAATATACAGAAGCAAAACGAATTTATAAATTAGACCAAGATTATATTAAGCATCTTAGAGATATGAGATTTGCGAAAAAAGGTGATTCACATATAATGGAAGCTAAATATAGTGATGCAAAATATAAAATGTTGGAAGTAAAAGAGCAATTAAAAAATTGCCTTTTTGAATAAATAAAATAAAAAGGGCTTACTAATGCAATTAGATAGTATTTTTAGCAAAAAACAACAATATGATAAAGTAAATTACTTTTTAAAAGAAAATTTCGGTGTTGTTATTAAAGATGATATAGAACCTAATAAAATAAATCAGCTTATATCTGTAATTCAGCAGACGTTAGCTGAATCAAGAAACTGTGCACAAGATTCTGATTATGCTAAGAATCTTTTGTTGAAAGAAGCTTTAAAGTTGTTGCGTGAGGTAAGTCCTTCTTCTAGACGGGTTAAAACCAAGGTGAAAGAATCAGTAGATACTCAAGAAAGTTTAACATATGCTATAGCTAGTAAAGCTATGAGTGCATATAAGAGTTCAGGAAAAATGCCAAAAAGCGTAAAAATTGATGGAAAAGATTATCCTGTAAGCATGAGTTTAAGCAAAGTAAAAGAAATCACTGGCGGTAAACAAGAAGTTACTGACAGTAAAGAAGTTAAAGAGTCATATGAAGTTACACTAAGATCTGAATATAAGAAAACACCCACTTTAGAAAGCTTTCAAAGTTTGTATGAAGCAGATTTAGAAGAAGCAGAAGTATTACTTGCTGCAAAGGATTTAGTAGACAAATTACAAAAAATGGTAGAAGATACTGCAAGTATGCAAGTAGAAGAATTACTGCCTTTAGTAGATGCTATGAAAGAAAGAATGGGTGCTGATAAAGCAGAAGCGTTTAACTCTTCTGTAGATTCACAATTAAGTTCATTGCTGGATATGCTAAAACAAACCAAGGATGCTGTAGATAATGCTGTTTTGTCTTTGAGTGGAGACGCTCCTATGCCTAATATGGATGCAGATATGGGTGAAGTACCAGCGATGGATTCAGAAGATGAAATGTCAGATATGCCAGCAGACGATTTAGCAGGTGTTGATCAAATGAGTGGTGGAGAAGAAGATACTTTAGGTAGAATTCCTAAAGAGTCCACATATAGAACTGCTATGAAAATGTTATTAGACAATACGTCAAAAGGAAAAGTTAACAGAAAAATTTTAGAACAAGCAAAACGTTTGTTAGTTTCTAAAAAAAAGACTTAACAGAATCTGATTTTTATATTAAAGAGCTTGAACAAGATATAACTGCTATACTAACTCAAGCTCTTGCAAATAATTTCACTAAGTTCCCTCCAAAAAATTTAATTAAAGATTTACGTCAAATGGGTCACTCAGATGTAAATATAAATGTTTTAATGGATATTTTACAAAAAATACCTATAGTTTCAGATGCAAATCCTAAATTTATAAGTTTAATGGGCGAAGTACCAATAGCAAAAGATAAAGATAAAGTTAATACACAAATTTCAAACGCTGCAAAAAAGCAAATTGATAAGGAATTTTAATGAGCTATTTTATTAATGCAAAACAAGCTAGATTAAATGCTAGAGTAAATAGTGTTATTCATACAGAAATAACAGCTTTAGAAACACTAATATTTGCTGCTATTGACAATAATGAATTTAGTATAACTGCAAATACAACAACTATGACAACTCCAGGAACTACTGCAGAAGCCTATTATGTAACTTGGCAAGGTACGTCACCAAACGCTAATTACACAGATCAAATGACACAAGTAATTGATTATTTTGAAGGATTGGGTTATAGTATATATCAACAAACAAATACTTCAACCTCCAATACTTTTGTATGGGTTATTTCTTGGTAGACATTTATTTACTTTTTGTTATAATACAAATATGTTCGATTACAAATTATAAAGCAGAGAGAATATAAACGGAAAACGTTTATATTCTACACCTACCGGTACTCTTCCTAGTGTAACTACTATTCTAGACAAAACAAGTGATAAAACATTTTTAGAATCTTGGAAAAAAAGAGTAGGAGAAGAGGAAGCTAAAAAACAAACCAAAGAAGCAAGCGGGTTAGGAACTGCTGTTCATAACCTTTTGGAAAATTATTTACTTAAAAAACCATCAAATATAGGTAGTAATTATGTTCATCAGTTAGCAGAAAAATTAGCTAATAAACTAATCGCTGAACATTTTGGTAGTATTGATACTGTATGGGGAACAGAAATAGGTTTATATTATCCTGAACTATATGCAGGAACTTGTGATTGTGTCGGTGTAGTAGATGGTAAACCCACAATAATAGATTTTAAAACAGCAAAGAAAATAAAAAAGAAAGAATGGATAGAAAATTATTTTTTACAATGCTGTGCTTATGCTCAAGCTCATAATTGTTTATATGAAACTGATATAAAATCTTGTAGTATTTTTATGGTAGATAGAGATGAAAATACAAAAAGGTTTGACATTACTGGCGAAGAATTTAATTTATATAGTAATAAATGGAACGATAGATTAATTTCCTACTATAAAATAAATACATTATAGTGAAGGAACAATTATGCGGTATAGAGAGCTTGTAAAAGAGTATACAGATCCACAAACGGCAAAAAAAGAAATTATTCAACGTATCAATGATATTGATCCTAATGATGAACAACAAAAAATATTACTAGATAAAATTTACACTATTTTAAATACAACTAATGTTGTAGGTAGATTTACTCCTGATATAGAAGTAGCCTTAAAAGGAGAGTATAAAAAACAAGTTATACTTGAAATAGCTCATAAGATGGTAAGTAGTCCTAGGCTCAATTTAAATCAAAAAAATATTTTTTTACAAAATTTCAAACAAGACAAATGTATAGATTCTAATGTGCTTTTAAAATCTGGCCATTATAACATTGTTAAAGATTTGTTCTATGGAAATAATATAAATTATCAAATGTTTTTGGAATTTGTAGATTGGGGTGCAGGTAAAGCACGAGCGGGTAAAGGTGAACATGCTCTAGCAATTTTAAGTAAAAAAATTAAACAAAAAGGTTTAGGAGATATTGATGTACTAGGGAAAGCAGTAGAATTAAAAGTTGCTGTTACAAAAGGAAGTGGAAGATTGGGAGAAGGAGGAGTAAGTCCAGATCAAGCAAAAACAATTATATCTAAATTTTCGGAATTAACAGATGCACTTAATAGCTTTAGTATCGGAGGATATGACACTGGATCTGAATTTGTCAAGAGCAGAGGCAGGATGGATAAGCCACAAAAAAGTATAAATGTTTCTGATTTTACTAGAATCGTAAATAGTTTAAGATTAGACAGTACAAGAAAACAACAAATAGGAAATGCTATTTTTAGTAATGTTTTTGGAAAACACGGAGAAAAAATTACAGCAGAATTTAGTAAATCTAATGCGAATCCTAAAAATGTAACAGCAGCCTATATATCTGCAAACTTTGATTGGTATAAAGATAACCCAGATATGGGAGGAGTATGGGAGTATTTAGTTAGTATGAGCTTGGGATCAGGAGGAATGATAACGGCAACTTCAGGAGACGATTTAGCTAATTTGTATAATAAGGGAGCTATAGCAGAAGGTAAACCTATGATAATTCCTACACAACAAACTGATGTATTTTTTCAAGTAAATCCAACAGCAAAATAGTGTACAATTGATTGACATTTATAAATACAACACTTACTGAAAAACCTTGATGTAGCCAACATCAAATTAATATGAAACTTAGGAGAAATAATGGCCGCTATTCGTGTGACTAAAAGATCAGGAGAGTTAAGTCCTTTAGATATCAATAAAATACATCAAATGGTAGAACACGCCTGTAAAGGACTAACTGGTGTAAGTCAAAGTCAAGTAGAAATGAATGCAAATATACAAATATATGATAAAATAGAAACAAAAGATATACAAAATATCTTGATCAAAAGTGCAAATGATCTTATTAGTTTAGAATCACCTAATTACCAATATGTTGCCGCTAGATTACTATTAGCAAGTGTTGTTAAGGAACTATTTGGGGAATTCAAGTACATTAGTTTATATGATCAAGTTAAACAAGGTATAGAAAAAGGAGTTTATGATCCTGAATTATTGGAATACTATACTCAAGAAGATTATGAATGGCTAGATAAGCAACTTGATCATAGCAGAGATATGAATTTTACATATGCAGGAATACAGCAAGTAGTTGACAAATACCTAGTACAAGATAGATCTAATGGAAAATTATATGAAACTCCACAATATATGTACATGTTGATTGCAGCTACATTATTTCATAAATATCCAGCTGAAACTAGATTAAATTATGTAAAGCAATATTATGATGCTGTGAGTAAATTTAAAATTAATATTCCCACTCCTGTGATGGCAGGAGTAAGAACTCCATTACGTCAGTTTGCTAGTTGTGTTTTGGTAGATGTAGACGATACCTTACCTAGTATTTTTCATAGTGATAGTGCTATTGGTTTTTATGTTTCTAGACGTGCAGGTATTGGCATCAATGCTGGTAGAATAAGAGGGCTTAACAGTAAGATCAGGAATGGTGAGGTAAGCCACACAGGAGTAATTCCTTTTCTTAAGAAATTCGAATCCACTGTTAGGTGTTGCACACAAAACGGGGTAAGAGGCGGTAGTGCAACAGTGCATTTTCCTATTTGGCATCAGGAAATAGAAGACATTTTGGTATTAAAAAATAACAAAGGAACAGAAGACAATCGTGTAAGAAAATTGGATTACAGCATACAAACTAGTAAAATATTTTATGAAAGATTGTTGAAAGGAGAAGATATTACCCTTTTCTCACCTCATGATGTACCTGGATTATATGAAGCTTTTGGAAATAACGAAGAATTTGATAAGCTATATCAAAAATATGAAAAAGATAACAAAATACCAAAGAAGGTTATAAATGCAGTAACACTATTTGGGGATTTACTAAAAGAAAGAGCAGAAACAGGTCGTGTATACATTATGAATATTGACCATTGCAATAGTCATAGTAGTTTTATAGATCCTGTTCGAATGAGTAATTTGTGTCAGGAAATTACATTACCTACAAAGCCAATACAACACATAGATGACTCTAATGGTGAAATAGCTTTATGTATTTTGAGTGCTATTAATGTAGGTAACTTGCGAAACAATAATGAACTAGAACATTTATGTGATTTAGCAGTGCGATCGCTAGATGAGATTATAGAATACCAAGATTATCCTGTTGCTGCAGCAGAGCGTAGTACAAAAAATCGCAGAAGTTTGGGAATAGGATACATTGGACTTGCTCACTACTTAGCTAAAAATGGAGTAAAGTACAGTGATCCAGAAGCTTGGAAGTTAGTACATGAATTAACAGAATGTTTTCAGTATTCATTACTAAAAGCAAGTAATCAGCTGGCTCAAGAAAAAGGAGCTTGTTTAGCATTTGCCCAAACAAAATATAGTCAAGGGCAGTTACCTATAGATCATTATAAAACAGATGTAGACAAAATTACTCCTAATGATTTAAAAATGAACTGGCAAAAACTACGTGATAATATTCACATGCACGGATTGCGACATAGCACACTGTCAGCACAAATGCCCAGTGAAAGCTCTAGTGTAGTGTGTAATGAAACAAATGGAATAGAGCCTCCTAGAGGCTATCTCACAGTAAAGAAAAGCAAAAAAGGTACACTAAAGCAAATTGTTCCAGGTTATACCTATCTAAAAAATAATTATGATCTGTTATGGGAACAAGAAAGCAATGAAGGGTATATCAAAGTAGTGAGCGTAATGCAAAAGTTTTTTGATCAAGCAATCAGTGGTAACTGGAGTTATAACCCTACAAAATATCCTGACAACGAAGTACCCATGAGTGTATTATTAAATGATTTATTGCAAACATATAAATTTGGTTGGAAAACAAGTTACTACCAAAATACATATGATAGCAAAGGAGAAGCAGAAGAGGATTCGAAACTGCCGTTGGTAGAATTACCCAAAGAACAAGAGGAGTGTGAAGCATGTACAATCTAAAAAAATCCAATATAAATACTGTCTTTAATAAAAATAGTGTAGACTTTACTAAACAACCTATGTTTTTTGGTGAATCTCAAAATATACAACGTTTTGATACCTACAAATATGCTAATTTTGATAAACTTACTCAAAAACAACTAGGTTTCTTTTGGCGTCCAGAAGAAGTAAGTTTACAAAAAGATAGAGCAGATTATCTGACATTTAGACCTGAGCAAAAACGTATATTTACAAGTAATCTAAAATATCAAATACTATTAGACAGTGTACAAGGCAGAGGACCGGCTCTTGCTTTTTTACCTTTTTGTAGTTTACCTGAGTTAGAAAGTTGTATTATTACTTGGGACTTTTTTGAAACAATCCATAGTAGAAGTTATACACACATAATTAAAAATGTATATGCAAATCCTAGTGAAGTATTTGATAGTATCTTAGACGATAAAGAAATTTTGGCTAGAGCAAATAGCGTAACTAGAATGTATGATGATTTTCTGAATTATGCAGATCAATATAAAGCAGGCACAGGAGATTTAAATACACTAAAAGAAAAAATGTATTTGGCTATGGTAACAGTTAATGCTCTAGAAGGTTTGCGTTTTTATGTTAGTTTTGCTTGTAGTTTCGCTTTTGGTGAATTGAAAAAGATGGAAGGTTCTGCTAAAATAATTAGTTTTATAGCAAGAGACGAAACGCAGCATCTAGCTATTAGTCAAAATATTATTAAACATTGGAACAACGGTGATGATCCTGGTATGTTAGATATAGTTAAAAAACACGAAGTTTCTGTAAAAGATATTTACAAACAGGTGGTAAACGAAGAAAAGAAATGGGCAGAATATCTGTTTGAAGAAGGTAGTATTATTGGTTTAAATGAAAAGTTACTTGCAGAATATATTGAATATTTGGCAAACCGGAGGTTAAAATCCATTGGTATTGAACCTATTTTCGATAGGCCTTTTACACAAAATCCATTACCTTGGACTACACATTGGTTTGAGAGTAAGGACGTTCAAGTAGCTCCTCAAGAAACAGAAGTAGAGAGCTATGTTATAGGTGGTATTAAACAAGATGTAGATATGAAATCATTTAGTAATTTTGAATTATAAGGAGAATATGTTAATTGAGAAAAATACAGAAGTAGTTACATTAAAAATGCAATCAGGAGACGAGGTAATTACCAGGATCTTAAATGAAGATGAATCCACAATAGAATGTGAACAATGCATAAGTATTGCACCAACTTCACAGGGAATGGCCATGATCCCTTGGATACAAACTGGATCATCAAAAAAGATCAAAATAAACAAGAGTCAAGTAGTGGCAAAGGTATCAACTATAAAAGAGATTGCAGATAAATACCTAGAAGCAGTAACTGGGATAAGTGTAAGTAGTCCCAGTTCTATTATAGGTGTCTAGGATTAATGGCAACATTTCAAGATTTTAAATCGGGTTTACAAGACTTTAATGATTATATAAGTCCTACGCATCATATAGATCAAACCCTTTTAGGAGATTCTAGTTTTGTTGCAGTAAAAGCAGAGCTAGATTATAATCTAAAAGATATTATTTGTGCTCTTCTCGCAGGACAAGGATTACAGCTACCCAACCTACAAATTTGTCTAAGTGCAGCATTAGGAGATCTATTAACAAATCCTATACAAGGTGCGCTTAGAGAAGCTCTCCAAGCAGCCGCTGATGCTATGTCAGCATTCCAAGATCATACAAATATAGACGGTGTTCTAGGTAGATTAAATGGTATTATCGACGAAGCTGCGGCTGTTGGTAGTATGATTAATTTTTGTGCTGCTCCTGTAAATCCAGTCGCAATTCCTAACATGATACAACAAGCATTTGGCAGCTTTTTAGGTAGTGGTAATGCTGCTATAAATGCATTAGGAAACGTTTTACCAGATAATTTATGTGCTTGTGTTGGATTAGACGGATCATTTAATGCAAGTAGTTTGAACGCAGGTGCTCTTAAGGATGTTTTTGATAATTTAGACGATATATTAAGTGGAAATTTTGCCCAAACTGCTATAGATGATTTAATAGGAAGTTTAAATAGTGTAGCTAATGATTTGGCTAGTTTAATTAGTCTAGAAGGATTAATTAACGGAAACTACAGTCCTGGAGGAAGTAGCTTACATCAAGGAGAGTGTAGTAGTCAATTTAACATACCTAGAAGCATAGGTATAGGCATGGCTAACCCAGGATCAACTAGTGTAAGTTTAAGCTTGGGCAGTGCTAGCGGTTTGAGTTTTACATTTAGTAAGTTAGGAGGATATCCAGTAATAGGTCAAGTATCAACAATGGATACCAGAGGTACTAAACTGGAAGATGAAACAGCTGGAGGTATGTACACCCCAGATGAAATTGCAAAATTCAAAGCAGCAGGTTTAGAAACAAGAAGTTTTAAAAATATTTTTGAATTACTTGTTGAACCTGAAATGATGGATTTATTAAAAAATCCCAGTAATTATGAAGCTTTGCTTACACAACAACAGCCTGTTTATGACTATTGTGGAAACATAATTAGATATGAAACCATAGTACAACAGGGTGTTTTAGATGCTAAAAGCAGTATTACAACTAGTCCTGATGATCCTAATATTAGCGACAGCGCACCTGGAAATGCAGGAAATGAACGAAGTGCAACCACACAATATCAGGGAGCAAATGTATTTACAGGAGATTTACATCCTGTTGCAAGAACTGGTGATTATGGAGATTTAGAAAATAAACCTAATTTAGGAACTGCGGCCTTTGCTAGTAGTACAGATTTTGCCACTGCAGCTCAAGGTACTAAAGCAGATACTGCTATACAACCAGGTTCTAATATATCTCTTTTAGTAAATAATGCAGGTTATTTGGTAGCACAAGCAAGTGATTTTGCCACTGCGGCTCAAGGTACTAAAGCAGATACTGCTATACAACCTGGCGATAATATTACATTATTAAATAATAATGCAGGTTATATTACAAGTTTTTCAGAAACAGATCCAATATTCTCTGCAAGTCCTGCAGCAACAATTACTAATACAAATATAAGTAATTGGAATACAGCTTATGGGTGGGGTGATCATTCTGCTGCTGGGTACATAAAAAATTATACAGAAACAGATCCTATATTCTCTGCAAGTCCTGCAGCAACAATTACTAATACAAATATAAGTAATTGGAATACAGCTTATGGGTGGGGTGATCATAGCATACAAGGTTATTTAACTGCTGGTAGTTTACCTAGTAATATTTTAACAAGTGATAATTTAAGTGATGAACTAATAAGTACTTTAATTAATGATGCAGGATATTTAACAGATTCAGATTTAGATGGAATATTATTTGACTCATCATTGTTTGCATTAGCTTCTCAAGGTCAATTAGCTGATACAGCAGTACAGCCTGGAGATAATGTTAGTGATTTAGTGAATGATGTAGGATATCTAACGTCAATACCTTCTATAGATGGTGGAAATGCATTTGGTGTATAATATATGGCAAGAATACAAATAAGAAGAGATACGTCAGCTAATTGGACATGCGCTAATCCTGTTTTATTTGAA